CATGTTCTTCACAATAATAAGAACCAGACTTACCAGAAGATACACTAATAGCATGACCAGCCATATTACCTTGAGCTGTACCATCAACCGAAGTTTCAGACGCAGAAGTTTGAAGTACTTCAGATACAACAACAGGAGTTTTAACACCGGTAATATACTCCGGACGTTGTAAACGAGCATCACTAGACTTAACACCAAAGTGAGATAATATAGATTCAACATAACGAGTACCTCCACGAGCATTTTTTTCTAACCATTCTTGTAAACGATAAGCACGACGTAAATCATTAATTGTAGTAGGCTCAACTTCTAAACCACCAGTAGCAGCAAATAAATCTGTACTCGTTGTAGGAGAATTAGAACCAGGTACAACTACACTATAGGGAGTACCTGTCAACGTTGTAGGAGTTACAGAAGATGAATCTCTATAAATAGGAGCATTCTCTGCAATTTGACCTAAAGGAATATCCACAGCCGCTCCCTTTTGAGCAAAAGGTAAAGCAGAAGTAAAATAATCATGCTCCCAAGCTCTGTTACGCATAGTAACATATCGAGCATAAGAAGGCTGATCACCATCAACTAACTTATAATCAACTGGTTCGACTAAGTTTTGATCACGATAATATTCATTATAAATAGCCTGATAAGCAGCAAAAGGCAAAGCATTAATCTGCTGAACAATACCACCATTAGTAGGGTTTGGTGGAACACCCATATAATCCAAAAACTGATTATATGGACCCCAAAATGCTGTGCCACCATAATTAAAATAAGGTGGAACAATATCCTCGCCAGTACCAGCAGGTCCGTTATTAGTTATAAATTTTTCCCAATTATCCCATAATATACGATTAGGAACAAAGAAATAATGCATTGTAACATCCATACGATGCATAACGGGAGCAACAAGAGGAGCAAAACGTATAATACTTTCGCAACCAATTTCAAACTTGTCACCAGGCACACACTCCAAAGTAAGAACAGGAGTAAGCTGACCCATATTAGTAGATAACTTAACATCATGAGTCAAATCAAAGAAGTTTTTTGAAGGTTTCTTTAATTGAATAGAATTAAAAATATTCTTTGCCATAATTATAAACGGATACCTCCGCGAGACATGTAATAAGTACGTGAAACTTTTCTCTTGCCGTAACCTTTACGACCGTAAGACTTACGTCCTTTGTAACCTCTACGATTCATTTTCATTTTTTTCTTGTTTTAAGTGAAACATTGTTATTTGTAATAAAGCACAAATCGAATCCAACCTGGAAGCTACCAGGGATTTTTGTTGATCATTTAAATCCATATTCTCTATGGTTTTAATAGACTCTTGAATAAACTCAATAAATTTTTCCATTATTTTCTCATTGTTTTAATTGGAACAGATGGTAATCTTTGATATGTATTTTTTATAACTGATTTTTTACCTAATAAATTAGATAAAAATGAACCACCAGGTAACATATTAACAACACCACCTAATAACTTCATGATTTGATTCATATCATAATAATCATAATCATTTTTCTTTAATTTTTCTTCCCATTCTTTAATCTTAAAATCAACGCCCATGTTTTTTAACTGTTGACCAAGGTTTAAAACTTGCTGCTTAGAATAATTTACATTTTGTTCATCGACTTTAATTTTTTGTTTTAAAGCTTCTAATGAAGTATCATATAATTCCTTTTGATTATGAACAGCAAATTGATTTTTTTCATTTTCAAGTTGTTTTCCCATAGTTTCAAACACCTTAATTAATCCATCTTGTTTTAATAATTCATTTTGTTCTTTCAAATTATTAATCTGAGCAGCTTTAAGCTGAGTATCATAATAAGCATCAATGGCCATACCTGCAGGACGAATAAGATCAACTTGAGGGGCAGTAGGATTATATGACTGAGGACTTGAAGTACGTACGACAGGACTATTAGACATTTGACCATAAATAAGATTAGGATTTAAACCCGCTTCTTTAAAACGAAGCATTTGTTCTTTAGGACTATTATATTGATTTTGCATATTCCAATCAGCAAGTGCATCAGCACGTTGCTTATCATACATCTCTTTTGCATAACTTAATTGAGAGGTATTAGTACCAAGTGTAGAACCAGCATTAATAGCAGAACCTAGTAATCCACTTCCAGCGGATATAAGACTAGGTATAAGTGAGGCTATAGGCATAATTTTTATATTTTTGTTTTTTTTGACACTTTAAAAGTAGTGTTTTTATTTCGTTTTTCACTCTACTTCGTGCCGTTCTTGACTCAAATATAACACTTTTTTTTAAATTAGTGTCAATTAGCACTAATATATCAAGAATAATTAGTGCATATCGCCACTCATCGTGGCTTTGGACGGACAGAATCCAGGGCAAAGCCCTTACGATTCCGTCTCGTCGGTTTTGATAACTCCTTCTGAGTTATCCACATTGTTATCCACATTTGTGGAAACATTTTTTTTACGAGATTTAACATTTTCAATCTCTTGAGAGTACTTTTCAGCAAGTTCCTGACGTTCAGCTAAATCCAATGTTCGAGGATCAGGCAAATCATCTTCCTCATCATAATAAGGAGTAAACCCTGTAACAGGTAAACCTCTAGAATAACGTTCTAAAATAGTACGTATTGACATTGTTTGATCAGGTACCGTTAAAGACGGTTCATCATTTATTTCATATTTTTTTTCAAATAAATGAGCATTAGCAGATGTTTTTATCATAATTTATCTAATTTATCTCTACCCAACTGGGTATTTTTATACATTTTATCAAATGAATTTTTTACGCGTTCGACACGCGTTTTTTCGGCATACACACCAAATGCCTCAATAAGTTCAAGATCTTGTTTTTCCTGTTCTTCAGATAAAACAATTTTCATATGATTATTAATAATCAATTTCTGAGTGTCAGAATATACCTTGTCTTTATAATATCTAGGCATTGAAATTTTTTTACCTCCCACAAGTGGAACATACATACGATTTACCAAATCGTTTTTATGCCAATTTATCATATTATTAGTTAAATAATTCTGACCTAACCCTTTACTCATTAAACTAAATTCCTTCAACCTATCATCATTTTTATGCCTCGGAATTTTACCAGGTTTTTGCATATATTTCAACGTATAACCTATAGAAGCTTCATTAACTTCGCCAATATATATACTACCAATAGGGACATACCCAACACCAGCTTTATAAAATGACCACGCTTTTTCAACATCTAAAGGATCAGCATTAAATATAATTAAATGATAATGAGGGCGGTATCTTTTACTTCCATATTCACCACAGACATAATACTTAAGTTTTTTATCGGTTAATTTCCGCAAACGTTTCATATAAGTTTGGATGTCCCTTTTATTAAGAGTCATGAACCCATTCTTAGTCAGAGGTACGTATTTAGTATCATATGTTAAAGTAACAAATAAAGCAGTTTCAGAGCGCTCACCCTCTTTCATCAACCTAAAAGACCATCCCGAAGTTCTCCTTTTCATACATGAAGGACATTTACCACAAGGTAGCGCCATCCATTCAGTAGTTAATTTATTCCTCATGTGAAAAGGAGTTAAACAACGGGTAGACACTAAATACTAGGAGTACCGTATTTAGGCATTGGGCGCACAGCCTTAATTTTATTTAATACGTGGCAATACAATTTTTGAACCGTAGAATCTTCAGTGGCAAAAATACGAGTTGTATTTTCTGGCTTGCACTCAATGAACGTTTGGTTTAAAGAAGGCTCAGAACTAAAAATACGACCTAAATGCCAATAATCTAAAGATGTTCTAAAATCACCAGCAACACGAGAAGGCATATATTTGTACTCCGCATAACGAGGCACATAACCAAACGTATTATTTGCATTATTAGTATAAGCATAAATTTCATTAACTGTTACCTCTTGCTCACCAATATTCGCAAATGATGGCCAATAATAATCTAAAGGATCTTTCTTTAAAAAAGTTTTAGGAATACCTTGTTGATATGCGGTTTTAGGCATAACACTCATAATACCTATAATATAACCATGTTCTTCACAATAATAAGAACCAGACTTACCAGAAGATACACTAATAGCATGACCAGCCATATTACCTTGAGCTGTACCATCAACCGAAGTTTCAGACGCAGAAGTTTGAAGTACTTCAGATACGACAACAGGAGTTTTAACACCGGTAATATACTCCGGACGTTGTAAACGAGCATCACTAGACTTAACACCAAAGTGAGATAATATAGATTCAACATAACG